CGGCGGACAGCAGCTGCGGCAGCACCCGGTCCAGTCCGCCCAGCGACCGCATGGCGGCGTTGCGGAACGTCTCCGAGCTGGCGACGGCGGGCAACCCGCCGGGGGTGATGGGGTGGCCGAGCTCGTCCAGGTCGTCAAGGGCGAGGGCGGCGCCGTGGTTGTACGCGTGCAGCACCAGGTCACGGATCAGGTCCTCAAGCTCGAGCAGGGCGCGGCGGGTGTCGCGGGCCGCGTACTGGCGGATGCGTTGCACCTCGGCGAGCCGACGCGCCTCCCAGGTGGGTGAGTCCGGTTCGTCCTTGAGTGCTTGGCGCAGCATGGTGAACAGGCGGGCCTCGAGGTCCTCGACGACTCGCAGGACGTGGCGCGCGTACTGCTCACCGTCGGCCGGGCTGGCAGGCACAGGCTCAGGCTACGGGCTGGTGGCCGGTCACGTCAGTGCCCGCACCAACATCCGGGTTGCTCGGGTCCTGCAGCACCGGGACGGCGGTCTCGGCCATGATCGCGTCGGCCTCTTCGGTGACCTGCGTGTCGTCCCATTCCGGGTGCAGCAGCCGCACCAGCGTCTGCGTGGACGCGGCCTCCGCGGTGCGCAACGCCTGCGCGGTCTGCGCCAACGTCAGCAGCGAGTCCTGCACCCCGTCGGGGAACTCCACGTCCGGGCGTTGCGGCTTCACACCGGAGCCGAAGATCGCGGCGTCCACGGCCAGCAGCTTCTCCAGCACCTCCGACAGCGCCGGGCGCACCGCGCGCAGCTTGCGGTCCCGGGTCAGGAACGACCGCTGCTGGCGGGCGAGGACCTCGGTGGCTGTCATGGCGGAGCCCTCGCCGCCGAGGCCGAACGTGGCGGGGGAGTAGCCGGCGGTGCGCAGGATCTGGTCGAGCAGGTCCGCGGCGGTGGCGCGGTGCTCCTCGTGCCGGATCTGGAACTGCTCCGCCTGGGCGATCATCTTGGCGTTGGCCAGCGACCCAGGCGGGGCGTTCAGGGAGGAGTACACCTCACGGTCGGTGTCGAACGTGGCACCACGACCGGGACCGTTGTCCGTCAGGGCGTTAGAGTCCACGAGCAGCCGCGCCTTGGCCAGGCGAATGTCCCGCATCCAGGAGGAGTACACCTCGTCCAGGGCGTCCATCATGCCTTCGACCCCGTCAAGGTCGGAGCGGCCCAGGTGCTGCCCGAGCGGGTCCTTGCGCCACCGGCGCTGCGGCCGCTGGTTCGGCACGTACACCACAGCCAGGCCGGGCGACTGCGTTGACACGGTCCCGTCCGGGCGCTCATCAGTGACCAGGCCTGCCGTGGCTGCCAGGTCAGTGAGCGGAACGAGGTGGCCGAGGTTGGTGTCCTGCCCCTCGTACAGGCCGTGCAGGATCACACCCGTGCCGAGGGCGTCGAGCTCGTGTCGTTCCACGTGCCGCCACACCTGCTGCCCGGACCGCTTCACCACCGACCAGAACGTCACCCCGACCAGGCGGCCCCACCGGAACTGCGGCCACGCCGCGTCCGCGTGCACCGTGGTCAGGAACGGGCGGCCCGCCACGACGGTGTCGTCCCAGGTGACGCGCAAGAAGTGACCGCCCAGGGCGGCACCAACCTCGGCGCCTTCGGAGAACACCTGCAGCGCGCCGTCGTCGATGAGCTGGTCCAGCCGTTGCTGCGTCGTGTCGTCGTCGACGGTGATCGTCGGCGCCTCAGACCACAGCAGGTCCGCGGAGGCCTGGCACAGGTCCGTCGCGATCGGCACGTGGAGCTTGCGCCGCGGCCCACTGGTCGCCGCGTCCGCGGACGGGGCACCCCAGAAGAACCGGGACACCGCACCGACCACACCGCCGGCGTACTGCGACGGGCGGGTGCGGGTCGTCTTGCTGTTCCGGTACGCCACTTCGAGGGCGTCCACGTCACCGGTCCACCAGGCGTCCCAGGCGTTCATGGCCGGGGTGATGGTGTCCAGCTCGGCGGGCGGCCACGGGGTGGCGCTGTCGGGGAGCGGCATTCAGTCGTCCCCCTTCAAAGGCTCAATGTTCGGGTGCTCGGCGGCAACGTGTTCGGGCAGCAGGGAGTCGACGGGGGCGTCATAGTCGCAGTGCGGGCACTGCCACGGGTTCAGGCGGCCGCCGGCAGGTGGTCGGCGAGCTGTCCACGCCACAAGGTCTCCGTCGTCGTCACGATGTACCGGCCCGCGTCCAGGGAGTGGTCGGCCACCTTCACCGGTTTGTCCTCACCCTTGGCGGTGGCCTTGTCGTCCCAGGAGTAGCCGGGCGCTTCCCGGATGAAGCCCTGGCACCGGTCCGACACCAGCAGCTGGTGCGAGCCCAGCAGTGAGGCGACGGTGCGGATGCCGTAGGCGACGTCGTTGTCGGCGTCGGTGACGTTCGTCAGCCCGTCGGAGTGCAGCTGCACCTTGAACGATGCGGCGGCCGGGTCAATGGTGACCCACTCGATGCGTGGTTGCGCCGGCCCGGGTGGCAGGTGCGCGCCGTGCATCCAGTCCCGCAGCCCGGCGGACAGTTGCGCGTCGGTCAGGCGCACGTTGGTCTGCGCCGGGTCGTGCCGCCACTCATCCACCAGGTATAGCCGCGGGTGCTCGAGGGACAGGCCGAGCAGGAGCCCGGCGCTGGCGTTCGTGGTGCCGTAGTCGACACCGACACCGAGCAGGCGGGACATGGGCGGCAGCGTCTGCCACGGGATGACGTGCGCGGCCGGGTCCCACATGGAGTAGATCGCGCCCTCCGCGGCCACCCACTCGCCGAGGATGAACCGGCGGTACCACAGGCCCGTGAACTCCAGCTTCTTCTGCGCCACGTACTCCGGCGACAACGCGGGGTTGTCGTCCATGGTGAAGTGCCAGGTCCGCCAGTGCGGCAGGTCGGTGATGCGGTCCAGGAACCGGCGTTTGAGCCAGTGGGCGGGGTTGTCCGGGTTGGTGGTGCCGAACAGTTTCGCCCCACGCACGGACATGCGGCCCAGCAGCTGGGTGAAGAACTGTTCCGGCAGGGTGGTGACCTCGTCGACGTAGGCGCCGGCGATGGTCATGCCGCGGATCACCAGCTCCGCCTTGGCGTCCGAGGCGCCGAGGACGTGGATGCGGCGGCCGAGGATGGTGACGGTGGGGGCGCCGTAGTTGCCGACAACCAGGTGCGCGGCGTCGCCGGTGATGACCGGGTCCTGCAGGGGGCCGATGACGTTGCGCCACACCGCGTCGCGGGTGCGGCCGACCATGACGAGCTCGCCGCCGCGGGGGGCGTTGGCCAGGAACAGCATCCATCGGATCAGGGACCCGATGGTTTTGCCGGCGCGGATGGAGCCGTGCCACAGGTTCACGGTGCCGGTGGCGTCCCGCACAGACTGCAGCTGCTTGGGTGACAGGCTCATTCGACCGGTGGGGCCGTGTCGGTCTCGTCCCGGATCCCGAGTGCGGCGGCGGTCTGCTGCAGCAGCCCGACGACGGCGGCGGCGCCGGCGCCGGAGTCGTGGTCGTCGAGCTTCAACGACCGGTCGATGGCGACACCGGTGGCTTGCATGATCTTCAGCTGGTCGGCGAACGGCGGCTTGGCCAGGGTGCGCTGCTCGAACGTGTTGTCCTTGCCGCCGAAGTTGAACACCACGCACTCTTGCCACAGCTGGGTGCGCAGCTTCTCCGCGTCCTCGAGCAGCGCCAGCTGCAGCGTGGCGCGGCGGGACTTGGCGTCGGCGACCTTGGCCTGGGTGGCGGCGGCGGTCGCGGACCGGTCGAACGACAGCGGCGGCACCTGCAACGCCGCGTACCGGGACACCACGGCCTTGGACCGGTCCAGGTCCTTCGCGATCGCGGTCAGCGTGACGCCTTGGGCGTGCAGTTCGACCATGCGGGCGGTGTCGGCGTCTGTCCACTTCCGAGCGGCCATGACAGCTCACCGCCTCGAGGATGGACGCCGGCGCCTGGCCGGTGCGGGTTTTAGGTGCCGGACGCGCCAGGCGTCCGGGTGGTGCTGAGCTGCTTGCTGGCGGACTCCTCCGCCACGGCGGACAGGCAGACGCCGATGACGACGATGAGGCCGAGGATCCCGACCGCCCACGGCAGCGGGTCGTCGGCCTTCTTGCCGAGGATGAGGGCGGCGGCGATGAGGCCGATGCCCCAGGTGATCTGGGTGCCGATGCGGAAGGTCATGCGGTTGAGTGTGCCAGTGACAGTGGGTGCCGGGTGAGCCATTCGTCGACGAGGGCGTCGCACTCTTCGATGTTGAGGCGCCGGTACCGGCAGCGGCCGTCTTCGTGGCCGCACACGTGGGGGCGGTGCTCGGCGGCGGACTGGGCGGCCCAGGACCACAGTTCGAGGATTTGGGCGTCGGACAGGTCGGTGTCAGCCATGGTGGACCCCCGATCCCGCGCGAAGGGAAGAGCCCCAACGCGGCGTGAGGGCATGGGGGCTCGCACGAGAAGCGTCCCATCTGTGGATAACTGTTGTCAACAACCTGTCGACAAGTTGCGTGTCACGCCGCCGGCAGCAGCCGCTGCGCCAACCACTCCCACTGCGACCACGGCCACGCCGGCTTGCCCCGATGCCAGGTGTCGACCTCGGCGTCGAAGGGGCGGCACTGGCCCTCGCAAACCACCAGCGGCTCCTTGCTGCCGCCGTGGATGCGAGAGTCGACCAGGCGGATGCGCATGGTGCGGGCGCCGCCGCTGGGGGTGCGCGGGGTGACGCCCATGCAGAACGGGCAGATCGCGTTCAGGGTTTGACCGTCCTCGATTTCGCCGAGCTCGGCGGTGACGGTGGTGCGCACGTACCGGGCCTTGTCGGCGACCAGCTCGAACAGCTCCTCGGAGTGGCCGGCTGCTTCGCCGACACGTTGGGCGCACCAGCGCAGGAACCGTTCGGCGGAGTCGAGGGCGCTGGTGGCCGGCTGGAGGCGGTCGTGGCCGAGGTGTTGGGCGAGGGTCTGGTGCAGGGTGTCAGCTTCGGCCAGGACGTCGACCATGACGTCGAGGGTGGACACGTGCAGGGGTGCGGGGGAGTGGCCGGGCGCTCGACCCCACCGGTCGGCTTCGGCGATTTCGAGGCGGGCGAGGGCGTCGCGGGCGGCGCGGTGTTCGGGGGTGTCGTCGCCGGGCTGGTGCCAGGGTCGGGGGGTGCCTTTGAGTCGGTAGGCGACGAGGTCGTCCCAACGGTCTGCGGTCCAGGTGAGGTCGGCGGCGGTGGTTCGGATGAGGCTGGTTGGGATCATGGTCGGGCCTCCTGGTTGGGTGGGTAGGTGCAGCACTGGCGGGCGAACTCGGCTGCGGCGCGGTCAGCCCATTCCTGGTCGACGTGGCCGTGTTGGGCGGCGCGGTAGAGGCGCTCTTGGCAGAACGGGCACAGGGGTGGCGCGCCGAGCTTGTCCCCGGTCAGGTCGGCGGGCATCACTGGTCCGCCTCGCCCGTGCCGTCGTCGGACGCGGGACTGCGGCGCTCGTCATGGCACTCCTGGCAGAAGTACATATACGGGCCATGTTTGGCGCAGCACCCAGTCGGCCCGTTGAGGCTGTCGTGGTTGTGCCCGCAGGTGTTGCCACACAGGATGATGCGCCCCGTCATCGGGTCCGCCTCTCAGCGATTCGACCTCGGAGATTCCACCAGCGTGGGCGCAGGGCGCACGGACCGTCGTGCGGCCAGCGCCGTGAGCACCACCATCCGGGGAACAGGTCCGGGTGCGTCATCGCTGACCACCGTCCTCGTCGGTCGCGGTCACGGCAGGGGCAGCGGAGGCGAGGGCGGAGGGTGCCACCACCGGGGAGGCGGTCGCACGGGCGAGGTTGTCTCGGGCGATGCCGCACCAGTGGCACGACGGCGTGAACTCGACGTGCGAGGTGCAGTGGCCCTCCGACGCGGCGCGAGCGATGACGCGAGTCGATGTCCGCGCCTCCCCGCTCGCGCCCTCCCCGTCCGATACGGCAGGGGCAGCGGAGGCGAGGGCGGTGCGGAGGTCGGACACGTCCACGAGGTGTGAGTCGTCGATCCAGCGGACGAGGTGGCGCTTCCCATCGTCAGCCAGAGCCTCCACCCGAGCCAGCGCAGCCTCGGCCGCCTCGGCGCGGTTCTGCCAGTCCTTGCAGTCCGCCTCGGCCGCCTTCCAGTTGCACTCCAGCCGCGCCACGTCCACCTCAAGATCAGCGGCGAGGCAGGAATTTTCCCGCTCGCTCACCACCTCGGCTTCCAGATCAGCCGCGCGAGCCTCAGCCACCGCCAACCGGGACCGCACATCCGCCTCGGTCGCCTCACGGTCCAGGCACCCGCGGGTCAACAACTCACGCGCGACCACATCCACAGGAACGTTCGGCACCACGGGGTCGACCAGGTCCGCCCACTCGCGGTCGTATTCGAGCTCGTCGTCGCAGTTCCACCGGGAGCGGCTCCCGGACATGCGCATCCAGTGGGAGCGGATGCCGTGTTGGCGGACGCCGGCTTCGACGATGACGCCCCACCCGGGCTCGTCGGGGCGGGCGCTCGGCTGGTTGTCGGGCTGGGTCATTGTGGTGTCCTTTCGGGGGGTTGGGTGGTGGTGACGCAGGAGCGTCCGTGGTGGGCTGGCCAGCGGTTGCGGCGGCGGGCCAGCCAGCGGCGGATCACGACGCCGCCTCCACGTCGATGGGGGTGCCGTAGCCGGCGGTGCGCAGGATCCGGGTGAGGGTGCGCAGTTCCATGCAGATGGGGTCGTGGAAGGTGCGGTCGGCCCACCACTGTCCGGCGTCGTCGTCGGCCAGGAGGGCGGCGAGCTGGTGCAGGGGCAGGTAGGTGAACCAGCGGCCCGGGTCGGCCACGCCAGCCCTCTTGACGATGAGGGGGCAGTGGGCGGCGCCGGCGTTGTCGCGTTCGAGGTCGGCTTGGGCCATCCATTCGCGCAGCTGGGCGGGGGCGGGTTGGCCGACGGAGGCGACGCCGGCGTGGTTCTTGACCTCGAGGACGATGCCGGGGCAGAGGTCGATGTCGCCGGTGTCGCGGTTGCCGCGTAGGGGTTGGCGGTCGGCGCCGGGGAAGCCGTTGGTGCGGGCCCAGCGGACGACAGCGGTCTCGGCCGCGGTGCCTTTGTCCTTGGACGGGTTTGCCATTTTCGATTCCCTTTCAGAAAGGTGGTGCGGCGGAATAGTCGGGGCGGGTGTATTTCGTGATGCGGGAATGGTTGATTTCCGGTTGGGGAATTCCGCACACGTGAATTGCGAAGACGTCGTCGTGGTCGGCGCTGCGGTAGGCGATGCGTGCGGCGTCGCGCCGGTCGAGCTCGCCGGCGATGCGGGTGTAGGTGGCCCGGCCGGTCAGGAGGGCGTCGAGCTCGCCCTTGGCGGTGACGGGGTAGGGGTCGCACCACAGCTCGTGCCCGAGGTCCTGGGCGGCGAGCAGGACGAGCCCGCACCCGGCGGGGCAGTGCCGGTAGGTGGTGCGGCGGGTGAGTCCGCGCTCGGTGATCACACCGGTGTCGATGAGGTGCTCGCGGAGATTGAAGGTCATGACGCGCTCCCGGCTTCACGGATCTCGCCGGTGGTGGTGTTGACCTCGACCTGCTCGCCGCCGACCACCCGGTGGATCCATTCGGGCTTGGCTGCACTTCGGGGTCCGTGCCCTGTCGCCGGGCGACCCGTGTCCGCTCGAAGTGTCTCCGTCTCCCCGTAGGGGGAGGGAGACGGGGCGACACTTTCGTTGGCGACACTCGAAGCGTCTCCTTGGCGACGGTTGGCGACACTTGTGGCTACGGTGGCGACACTTGCGTCCGGGACCAGGTCGGAGAGCTCGGTGTAGGCCTTCACATGCCGGTGGATGAGCCGTGCACCGCCCCGTCCGGTGGCCGACTCGCGGGTGACGTAGCCCTCGGTGACGAGGACGTCGACGGCGGTGCGGATGCCCTTCTCGTTGCCTGTGACGCCGTCGAGGATGCCGCGCAGGGAGGCGCCGTCGGGGACGGTGTCGAGGAAGGCGCTGACGCGCTGCATGAGCGTCGTCGGCCGGAAGGTCGAGGCCGCCTGCTCGCTGGCCTCCTGGCGCTGCTGGGGCGCCGTGAGGGTGACGGTGAGGCTGTCGTCGGGCCCGGGGACGAGGTGGGCGTCGGCGGCCCAGTGGCCGGCTTTCCCGGGCAGGGAATTGCCGCGGACATATCCGGGCCGGTCTTTGTCGACGCGGAGCCGGAGCTTTCCTTCCTGGCCTTTTCCGAATGCCTTGATGACCTCGACACGAATGGCGCACCCGGTGGTCATTGCCCTTTTGGCCTGGGCGCCGATTCCGCCGGCGGACTTGTTCTCCGAGTCCTTGGGGGTGTGGTCGATGTAGGCGACGGCGGCACCGGTGGCGGCCAGGGGCTTGAGGACGAGCTGGGCGAAGCGGGTGGCGTCGGTGTTGGAGTTGAGGTCGAGGCCGAGCAGGGTCATGGCGGCGTTTACGCCGTCGAGGATGATGAGCGCCGGCTGGTGCAGCTGGAGGTGCTCGAGGAGGTCGGCCTGCTCGGGCATGCCGAGCATCTGGTCGGGGCCGATGTAGGCGACGTGGTCGCGGATCTGGTCGCCGGTCAGTCCGATGGTGGACAGGCGGGTGACGATGCCGGTGTCGGAGTCCTCGAAGTCGAGGATGGTGACGGCCTGCTCGTCGAGAACGGCCTGGCGGACGGCTTCGAGGGCGATCCAGGTCTTGCCGGACTCGGACGGGCCGATGAGGCCGTTGACCTTGGCGGGGTAGAAGAGGGCCTGGTCGTCGTCGCGGCGCAGGAAGGCTGGTGGCGGCTCGGGGTTCTCGCCGGTGATGGCGGGCTCGAGGTTGCGTGGCCACCAGCTGGTGCGTGGTCGCTCGGCTGGCTCAGCGTCCGAGACGGTTCCGGTTGTCGGCTCTGGTGAAACGCCAGTGGCGGTCGGTACAGCAGCAGTCACCGTCGCAGAAGCGGGTGTGCTGGGGGCAGCGGAGGGTGCGCCAGAGGCGGCGGGGGAGGTCCATGGCTGGTCCTGTCGTGGCGGGAGGAGCCCGACCAGCGGGTGCTGGCACGGGTCGGTGGAGGGTTCGGGGTGGGCGGCCGCGGCGATGCGGACGGCGCCGGCCACCATGCGGTCCCACTCGTCGCGTGCGTCCTGCTCGCCCCGGTCCCCGGCGACGGCGCGCAGGAAGGCGCCCTGCGCCTGCAGGAGGGCGGTGGTGGACCCGGTGTGCCCTTCGCCGGCGAGCCAGACGAGCCGGTTGGTGAGCTGCAGAGTGGTGTCGTGGCGGGACGTGGCGGTGGTGAGGTCGGTCAGGCCGCGCCCGAGGGCCCGGGCCATGTGGCGGCAGGGGGTGCCGTTGCCGCGGTCGCCGAGCCACGTGCCGGCGGCCGCCGCGGACAGGTCTGCGTGGGCCTGGTCGGTGGCGAGCTCGCCCTTGGTGAAGTGCTGTACCCAGGCGTCGGGCAGGTCGGGCAGGTCGTCGATGGTGGGGACGACGCCGAGGGCGGTGGCACCGTCGGGGGTGATCCACCGGTACGTGCCGCCGGCAGGGTGGATGGATGGCCAGGCGACGGCGTACCGGTGTTCGTGGCGGATGGTCTCGATGCCGGGGCCGAGGACGCCGGGCCAGCGCAGTCCCGCGGGGATGCGGTAGAGGCGGATGCCTGAGACGCCGTCGTCGCGGCTGGTGGTGCGCCACGTGGCCGGCAGGGGCCCGAGGGCCTGCTCGAGGGAGGCGAGGACGGCGCCGCCGGGCTTGTTGCCGTAGTGGTCGACGTCGACGCCGAGGACGTCGGGCGGCAGGCGGAGGGCGATGTTGCCGTGGCCGCGGTCTTCGGTCCATGCCTGGATGTCGGGGTAGGAGGGCCAGGTGCCGCCGGTGCCGGTGTAGCCGCGGGGGACGGGGGTCTTGGCGCCCGCGGGCAGGGGAAGGATGCCGCGCCAGCCGGCGGCCCAGTAGGTGGGTGCGGCGGTGGCGTAGGGGCCGACGGTTGGGTTGGTGTCGGCGTCGGTCATCACGCTGCCGCCTCCCGCGCGGACAGCAGGAAGGTGAGCGCCGCCGCGGCCTGCTGGGGGACGACCCCGTTGCCTAGGGCCTTGAGCTGTTCGTTGCGCGTGAGGTCGGGGACGTCGGTGACCCAGCCGGCGGGGAGGCCCATCATGTATTCGACGAACCGGGGCGAGAGTCGGGGCTGTCCTTTGGCTCCGGGCTCAGTGGGAGCGGGAGCGGGACGTCCCAGGACTGCGGACCATCGGGCGATGGCGGGGGCGTACTGTCCCCAGTCGGTAGCGACTTCCCCCGAACCATCGCGTCCGTGAGCGTGATGTCCGATGCCCCCGAACCGCCCGACGCCTTCGAGTCCATGGCGGTCGGTGTCGGCAGCAGTCTCGCCGCCTCGATCGCCAGCGACTTCCCGTGACCGTTCCCGTTCCCGTGCGCCGCCTTCATGCGCTCCGTCCAGGCGTCCCAGTCCTCGACCGTCTTCCCCGCGCCCATATCGTTGACTGCCGGTGTCGGCAGCAGCGTCACGGTGGTCCGAAGGTCCCTCCCGCCGTCCCCGTGCGCCCCCGACCCTTTCGTGTCCGAGGTCGTCGGCGTTGGGAGTAGCGCCCAGACCATGCGCCCGAGTAGGCCGTTCGTCGGCACGTTCGACGGCGGACCGTCCTTCCAGTCCCGCGCCGTAGGAGTCCCGAGGAGTGGCGACGATGAACAGTCGCTCGCGACGGTGGGGGGCTCCCACGTCGGAAGCGCGAACGCAGACCCACCTCGCGTCATACCCGATGTCGGCCAGCGTCCCGAGAACGGTGTCGAATCCGAGAGCAAGGTGTCCTCGCACGTTCTCCAGGACGACGAGTCGCGGTCCCACGATGCGAATGCCCTCAGCGATGTAGGGGAAGATGTGGCGCGGGTCATCGGTTCCTTCTCTCTTGCCTGCGTGGGAGAACGGCTGGCACGGGTAACCCGCGGTGACGTACTCGACGCCGACCCACTGGGACCAGTCGATGAGCTTGAGGTCGCCGAGGTTGGGGACGTCGGGGAAGCGGTGGGCGAGGATCTTGCTGGCGCCCTTGTCGAGGTCGGACACGGCGACGGTGCGGGCCCCGGTGACGGCTTCCACTGCGAGGTCGAGGCCGGCGTATCCGGTGCAGAGGCTGAGGATCCTCACGCTGCCCGCTCCACCCACACCTCGAGCGGTTCGGCCTGCATGCCGAGCGCGCGGGCGACGTGGACCTCGACGCTGGCGCCCTTGCTGTTCTCCCAGCCGGGCAGGAGGGCGATGGCGTCAGCGTCGAGCACCATGCGCAAGGCGTGGCGCATGTACCAGTCCCACGCCTGCGGGGCGCCGGTGTCGTTGTGCTGCTCGGCGTCGACGGGGTTGAGGACGGTGTAGCCGAAGCCGGCGAGCATGGCGGCTGCGGCGTTGAAGGCGGGGTAGTTGAAGTCGGGGATGCCGGTCATGGGGCCGGCGACGTAGAGCGTGGTCACGGGGGGCCTTCCTGCTGGGGCTGGTCGGGGGGCTGGTCTGGCCTGTTCGCCCCCGCGCTCGACGGGTGGAGGGGGATTCCGTCGAGCGCGAGAGCCAGCAGGTCAGGACGCCTGTGCCTGCTGCTGGGCCTGGTACTGCTGGAACGCGGCCCACTGCTCCGGCGTCATGCCGGGGGCGGCGGGTGCGGCCTGCGCCTGCTGGACCGGCTGCGGCTGGGGGGTTGCCGCGGGTGCCGGGGTCGGGACGGCCTGCTGGTGCACGACCGGCGTGCCGGTGGCCGTGGACATGACCGGCGCCGTCTGCTGGGCCGGGGTGGCGTCGCCCATGAGGGCGGCGTTCGTGGCCGACACGTAGGACACCTGGTACTGCTTGCCGGAGCGGGCGTCGCCGGGCACCTCGTCGCCGACGTAGGCGATGGTGAGGGTCCCGCCGACCTGCAGCCCGGGGGCGTTGGCAGCGCGCACGGCCGCCCGGACGGCGTCCTTGATGCGCTTGCCGTCCATGTAGACGCGGCGGGTGCCGTCGTCCTCGTCGATGGACGGGTCGCGCTGGTCGGTGGCGAGGTCGACGTTGAACGTCATGATCGGGTCGCCGGACTTCGGGTAGAACTTCGGCGCCCCGCCGCCGGGGTTGTTCGGGTCGTACTCGCGCTCCTGGTACGGCTCGCTGATGTGGGTGATGCGGCCGGTGACCGAGTCCCCGATGGTGGCGAACTTCGCGCGGGGGGCTCCGCCGCCGCCCATGAGGATGTCGTTTGCGCTCTTGGTAGTCGTCATGTCTTCGGTTCTCCTGTGTGGTGCCGCGCTCAGGCGGCGTTGGACCCAGCCGCGGTCGGGCTGGGGGCTTGGGGTGCGACCAGCCCGGCGAGCTGGTCGGTGTTCGGGCGGTGCCCGGGGCCGGCGATCGAGTCGTCGAACCGGGCGCAGCTGTACTCGTTGCCGGTGTGGCCGCCGGTGGCGGCGAGGACGTGCTCGAGGCCGAGGGCGTTGATGGCGGCGGCGAACATGTCGGCGCGGGCGATGGCGGCCAGGGCGACCTGCTCGTCGTACGGCTCGGACAGGACCACGGCCTCGCGCAGGGACGGGGCGTTGCGGGGCAGGAACGCGAGGGTGACGGTGCGCACCTTGAGGCCGCGGCGGGTGAAGCCGTACCCGTAGAGGTGGCGCTGCACGTGGTAGCTCGGGAACACGGTTGGGACGCGGGCGGCGTCACGGGCGCAGGGCTTGGCCTTCTTGAGGGTCGTCGGCCCGACGATCTTCCAGTCCAGGACCTCGCCCTGGTGCAGGTCGAACAGGTCGGCGTGGCCGGTGATGTCGACGCCGCCGACGGTGCCCACGGACACGGTGGTTTCGACGAGCCACCTGGCGCGGTCGCCGTTGGCCATCATGGCGACGGTCTCGAGCCACTCGTGGACGGCACGGCCGACGGTGGGGAGCCAGGCTCCACCGTCGCGCTTCTCGGGGATTCCGGCGAGCTTGGACACCAGGCAGGCGTCGCAGCTGGTGCCGATCTCGGACGGGCCGATGCGGGTCTGGAGGGATCGGGGGTCGTTGTCGATGGCGTCCTCGACGAGGGGCCGCAGTGTGTTCCAGGCGGGCTCGGCGGGTGCGAGGGCTGGCTGGAGGTGGGAGAGGTCGACGAGGGTCACGGTCGGACCGCCTTGTACGCCCGGTCGAACCTCGCCCAGGTGTCGGCGGTGCCTCCGTGGTCGGGGTGCGCGTACCGGCGGGCGACGCTGATGATGCGCTCGTGGCTGACGTCGGCCTGCGGTGTGAATCCGGCGAGGTCGCGCAGGACAGCCCACGCGGCAGTGCTGGCCATGGGAACAGCAGCCGGCGCGGAGCCGATGGCCTTCCAACCGGTGTACTGCTCGCCCCGCTTGGTGACCCCGTACCGGTCTACGGCGCGCAGGGCCTCGAGGCCGAGGGCGATGGAGCGGACGTTGTGCTGCCAGAAGGCGCAGGAGTCGGTGGCGTAGACGAGGGGCCCGTGCTTGGAGTCGAAGGCGATTCGGACTCCGGGGTGCTCGGGTTGGCGGGCGTTGGCGCGGGGCATGCCGTCGAGGCGGATGTCCTGCTCGCGGAAGTCTGCCTCGATGACGACGTCGCGGGCCTTGAGGTACTCGAGCTCGCGGGCGAGCAGGTTGAGGGTGTCCTGCCAGCCGGCCTTGAAGGTCCACCGGGAGCGTCGGGCGCTGGCCGGTGTCGATACGTCGACCCATCGCAGCGGGCGGAAGGTGTACCGCATCACTTGAGGCCGACCTTGAAGTCGCCGGCCTCGGCCATGAACGTCGCGTAGTCGTCGGGGGACAGGCCGCGGCGGACGGCGTTGGTGTCGGGGACGAGCTTGTAGAACTGCGGGTGCGTGCTCACCGGGTATGCGGCGGTGAACGTGGCCGGGTCGAAGCGGCGGTTGGACTGGACGGTGACGGCCAGGCCGTCGGCGTCGTAGGTGTCGGGGCCGGGGACGAGGTCGCGGATCTGCGCCTTGAGCGCGGACTCGCGCTCGGCCAGGTCGCTGATGCGGGACTGGACGTCGGCGAGCTCGGCCGCGAGAGGCTTGAGCTGCTCGAGCAGGGTGGGTCGGGCGGTGGTCGTCATGGTCGTCTTCCTCTTCTGTGTCGTGGTGGGTGGTCAGGCGGCGTTGTGGGCGGCGTGGGGGTTGAAGCCCTCGTGTGCGCGGCGCTGGTGGGCGGCCTTGCCCTGCGGGGTGTCGAGGACGCGGTCGCAGTGGTCGCACGGGTACTCGCCCTTGGGCAGGGTGTTGGTGCGCTTCTCCCCGGCCGGCTTGGTGGCCTTCGGCCCCTTGCCCTTGAGCCGCGCCAGCTCCGCCTCGAGCTCGGCGATGCGCTGCGCGTTCTTGGCCTTCTCCCGCTCCGCCTCCTGCCGTTGGCGGCGCTCCGCGGCCTCGTCGTCGAGGCGCTGGGTCAGGTCGGCCAGGAGGCCGCTGATCTTGGTGCCGAGGTTGCGGGTGCGGGCGTGGGCGGACTCGGACGCCTGCCGCAGCAGGACAGCCGTTCCGTCGTCCGCCTTGACCTGTGCCGACTCCGCGACGCGTGGCGCCTGCGCGACGGACTGGGTCAGGTTGG